CCCACTATTAAACTAGGTCATATGGGCGTAGAAGAGTTTTCTGGTGCTTTTGGTGAAGACTATCTATACCCTTTACTTCGTTCTGTAGACTCTAAAAAGGATGCTGCGTAATGGCTACCAAAAAAGCACCATCACTTGCAATTGGCAGAGGCGAAAAGCTCCCTGTTTCTAAGGGCGCAGGGCTTACGGCTAAAGGCAGAGCAAAGTATAACAAGGCTACAGGGTCTAATTTAAAAGCCCCTCAGCCTGAAGGTGGAGCAAGAAAGAAATCTTTTTGCGCTCGAATGTCTGGGATGCCTGGGCCAATGAAGGATAAGGACGGCAAACCTACCCGTAAGGCAGCTAGTTTAGCGAGATGGAAATGCTGATGAAAGACCCATTTATAAATATGGACGAAGCAAGCAAACATATTATTGACTTTGCTTCTGTTGTCACAGTACTAGGAACCCTTGCAGACATGTTGCCAGCTATTGCTGCTATTTTTACTATAGTCTGGACAGCTATCCGCATTTACGAAACTAAGACTGTTCAAGGCTGGTTAGGAAGAAATAAAAATGCCATCAACAAGTAAAAAACAGCACAATTTCATGGCGGCTATTGCACATAGCCCTGCATTTGCTAAGAAAGTAGGAGTTCCACAATCCGTGGGAAAAGATTTTAACAACGCCGATAAAGGCAAAAAATTTAAAGAAGGTGGAACTATGAAACCAGTAGACGCAAACAAAAACTTAGGCATGGCTAAGTTACCTACAGCTGTTCGTAACAAAATGGGCTACATGAAAAAAGGTGGCATGGCTAGCGATGCTAAAGAAGATATGAAGATGGACAAAGGGCAAGATAAGGCTATGATTAAAAAAGCCTTTAAACAGCATGATGCCCAAGAACATAAAGGCGGTAAGGGTACAACCTTAAAGCTAGCTAAAGGCGGTTCTGCATCAAGCCGTGCTGATGGTTGTGCTACTAAAGGCAAGACTAAAGGCACTATGATTAAGATGAAAAATGGCGGAATGTGCTAAATCATGGCTAAGACTCCAGACGAAATCGTAGCGGAAATTGATCGCAAGCAAATTGAAGAAGATAAAGGTCTTCCTCGCCGTGTTGCAAAAGCCGCTGTTAACTTAGTAAAACCAAAGGCAACTCAACCAGATACTGGTGAGACCACTAACCCTATGGGTGACAAGTACGCCAAAGGTGGCAAGGTTTCTTCTGCATCTAAACGTGCAGACGGTTGTGCTATTCGTGGAAAGACAAAAGCATGAGAGCCAGTAGAGGTATGGGTGCTATAGAGCCATCAAAAATGCCTAAAGCGGTTAAAAAGGCTCGTAGAGATGATACGGATTTTACTCAATTTAAGGAAGGTGGATTAGCCAAACAAGCTGCCACCGCTATATCTATGAAAGAAAAAGGCGTAAAACCTAAGAAGATGGCTAGTGGCGGTCTTTATGAAAATATTCATAAAAAGCAAGCTCGTATTGCGGCGGGATCTGGTGAAAAGATGCGTAAGCCTGGTTCTAAAGGCGCTCCTACTAAAGCAGACTTTATCAAATCAGCTAAAACAGCGAAGAAAAAATAATGGCAACTACGTCAGGACAAACCGCATTTAACCTAGATCTTTCAGAACTAGTTGAAGAAGCTTTTGAGCGTTGCGGTCAAGAACTGCGTACTGGCTATGATTTGCGTACTGCCCGTCGATCAATCAACCTGATGACAGTTGAGTGGGCTAATCGTGGTATCAACTTATGGACGATTGAAGAGTGTGCAATTCCTTTGGTAACTAACCAAGGTGTCTATGCTATTCCTGGGGATACCATTGATATTCTTGATTCAATTACTAGAACAAGCAATGGAAGCACTTCAAATCAATCAGACCTTAATCTGAGCCGTATTTCTGAGTCTACCTATTCAACCATTCCAAATAAACTAACGAATGGTCGTCCTATTCAAGCATGGTTTAACCGCCAAACAGCACTAACAAATGGCACAGCATCAACTACGGTTGCCACCGGCACAACGACTCCATCAGTTTCAGCTACAGATACGACAATTAATCTGGTTAGCACAGCTGGCTTAGGGTCTACAGGGTTTGTAAAGATTGACTCTGAGACTATTGGATATACTAATATTAGCGGAAACCAATTAATCAATTGCTGGCGTGGACAGAACGGCACTACGGCAACAACGCATAGCGCTGGTGCGTCTGTATATATACAGAACTTGCCCTGCATCAATGTATGGCCGACTCCAGATTCAGGTGGTGGCCCGTATACCCTAGTTTATTGGAGAATGCGTAGATTACAGGATGCTGGGACTGGCGTAACTATCCAAGATATCCCATTTCGGTTTATTAACTGCTTTGTAGCTGGTTTAGCTTATATGTTAAGCATGAAACTCCAAGGAGTAGACCCACAAAGAAGCATGACATTAAAAGCCGATTATGAAGAGCAGTTTGCTTTAGCCTCTGCAGAAGACAGAGAAACCGCTCCAATTAGATTTGTACCTAGAAGCTTCTTCTATTCAAGGTAAGTTATGGCATCAAAGTACAGTTCTGGTAAACATGCAATTGCTAACTGTGATCGTTGCGGACAGCAGTTCAAGTTGGTATTATTAAGAAAACTGACTATTAAGACAAAGCAAGTAAGCATTAAAGTCTGCGATGAATGTTGGGAACCAGATCAGCCACAGCTACATTTAGGAATGTACCCAGTCAGTGACCCACAGGCAGTACGGGAACCAAGACCAGATACAAGTTACTATGCATCAGGACAAACTGGTTTACAGATTTTGGATGGCAATAGCAATAATATAGATGCTAATGGATATCCAGCAGATGGTAGCAGGGTATTTCAATGGGGCTGGAATCCAGTTGGTGGAGCTAGTCAGTTTGATACAGTATTAACCCCTAATTATTTAATTGCATTAGGGCAAGTAGGCACAGTAACAATAACGGCAACTTAGGAGCTAATTATGACATTCAAAAAAGGCGCTAATGGCATTGAGTCCAAAGGCAAAACTAAAGGTAGAAACTTAGGTGATTCAGGCCCAACAGCTAAAATCCAAAATGGCCCAATTAAAGGCACAGTCGGTAAGACTAATGCCAATATGAAAGCTATGGGTCGTGGATTAGCTAAAGTTGCAGCTCAAAGAGGGCGTTAATCATGGCTAAATTTTCTATGAAAAAAGGCGGTAAAGAAGTTGGCGATGCCAAAGTCTATGCCAAACCACACACTATGGATGGTAAACCAATGAAAACAAATAATTCAAAAGTTGTTGATCCAAATACATTGGTTGCAACTTCAGTAAACCCTTCTACACCAGCAATGCGTGTTAGTCTAGGTGATCCAGGAGCTGACAATACCAAGACTACAGGTATTAAACAGCGTGGATCTGGTTGTGCTACCAAAGGCTTTACATCTAGAGGCCCAATGGCGTGAGCATAAATTATCTGCAACTTTATCAGGCAATTCAGGATTATTCCGAGAATACTGAAGCCCTGTTTGTAACGAATATTCCTCGTTTTACTCAAGAAGCTGAGAACAGGATTTACAATTCGGTGCAAATCCCATCGTTGCGAAAAAACGTGACAGGTACATTGACGGCTAGCAATCCTTACTTGTCTGCGCCTAATGACTATCTGTCAACTTTTTCTATGGCTGTAATCAAGGATACTGGCGCTTATGAGTATTTGCTTAATAAAGATGTAAACTTTATTCGTCAAGCATATCCAACCCCGTCAGATACGGGAGAGCCTAGATATTATGCTTTGTTTGGATCTCAGTATTCAATCCCTAATGAGCTATCTTTTATTGTTGGCCCAACGCCAGATATCAGCTATAACGTAGAACTCCATTATTACTATTACCCAGTATCTATTGTTCAAGGCGTTATTTCTACTTTAGAAAACACCAGTTTAGTTGGTGGTATTAACTATACTAATGGGGTTTACCCTAATGTCTCCCTTACAGGTGGAACTGGAAACGGTGCTGTCGCTGATATTGTAGTGTCTGGGAACGCTGTTACCAGTGTTACCATTAGGAATGGCGGTAGTTTCTATGTGGTTGGAAATTCATTAAGTGCTGCCGCATCTGATTTAGGGGCATCTGGTACTGGATCTGGGTTCTCAATCCCAGTGGCTACCATTAATAACGCCACAGGAACATCATGGCTTGGTGATAACTATGATCCTGTACTGTTATACGGTACAATGCGTGAAGCTATGGTATTCATGAAGGCTGAAGCAGACATGGTTTCTTATTATGAACAAAAGTATCAAGAAGCTCTACAGCAATTGAATCGCCTTGGAACTGGTCTTGAGCGTGGTGATGCGTATCGAGATGGTCAAGCTAAGATTAAGGTTAATCCATAATGCCAATACAGCAGGGACAATGCACAATATTTAAGCAAAACTGTCTCAGCGGTCTTGAGAATTTTGCCGTAGGTACGCCATATACCTATAAAATAGCGCTTTATACTGCTTTGGCTAATTTAAGTTACGAAACGCTGACATATACCACGGTGAATGAAATCACTGGTACAGGTTATACGGCTGGCGGTAAAAGTTTAGTATTAATTCCCCCAAGCAGTTCAGGACAAACAGCCTTTATTTCCTTTGGAGATGCGGTTTGGAGTCCAGCTAGCTTTACTACAAGGGGTGCATTAATCTATAATAGTACGACTAATGCGGCGGTTGCGGTATTAAACTTCGGGTCGGACAAAACAGCAACAAACAGTTTCACAGTAACTTTCCCAACGGCGAACGCAACAAGCGCCATTATTCGTTTTAGTTAAGGAGTATTTATGAGCAATGAAAAAACAAAATTTGGGGATAGTTGTGATGCAACTGTTACCCGTGGTGCTGGACAAACTGATGTTATTGGTTTAGAAGGCGTTTATACAGCTGAGTGCTATGACGCTCAAGGTAACTTGAAGTGGTCTGAGACTTTTAAAAACTTGACAACTAACGTTGGTCGTGCAAACTTGATGAACTCATACTTTGCCAATACCGGCGGTGGCGCTATTGTTATGGGTCTAAAAGGTACAGGCACAGCAGCTTATGCAGATACACAAGCAAGCCACGCTACCTGGTTAGAAGTTGGTAACGCTAATGCGCCTACTTACTCTGGTACACGTAAGACTCCAGCATTTAGTGCGGCTACATCAGCTAACCCATCAGTCTTGGCAACAAGCGCTGCTGTTACATTTAGCATGACTAGCTCTGGTACTGTTGCTGGTGCGTTTATTAACGTTGGTGGTACATCTGCAATTGATAACACTACAGGCGTTTTATTTAGTGCTGGCGACTTTACTGCTGGTTCAAAAGTAGTTGCATCTGGTGACACAATTAACGTTAGCTACACCTTATCAGCAGCTGGCTAATAGGAGCCTAATATGGCATTAATACTAGCGGATCGCGTCCAACAAGGCGGAACGGCAAATACTACAGTTAGCTTTACTTTAACGAGTACAGCTACTGGGTATCAGTCGTTTGCTGTTGTTGGTAACGGGAACACAACTTACTATAGCGCTTTCGATGCCACTGGTAATTGGGAAGTTGGTATTGGTACATATTCAACAACAGGCCCTACACTAACTCGTACAACTATTTTATCTTCCAGCAATACGGGAAGTGCCGTTACTTTTGTAGGCGCAGTAACTGTATTTATTACTTACCCATCTGGCAAGTCTATTAACTTAGATGCAAGTGGAAATGTTAACGCTCTTGGTACAGTTACTTCTGCTACGCTAACTAATGCTACAGGACTACCGCTTACTACTGGTGTTACAGGAGTTTTGCCAACCGCTAATGGCGGTACTAACTTAAGTTCGTTTACTTCCGGTGGTGCAGTATATGCAACATCTACATCTGCTTTAACTACTGGCACTTTACCAGTTGGAAGTGGCGGTACAGGGCTTACAACGGTTACTACTGGATACATACCTTACGGTAATGGCACTTCAGCCCTTAGTACTTCTTCTACGCTAAACTATAACGGGTCGGCTTTATCATCCACATCGTATGTAGCGACTAAAACCATTAGTACAAGCTCTACTTCTGGAGCGTATGCGTTTAGCACTTTGGGCTATTCTGATACAGACATATTTGCCTCTTACGCAACCAGCACAAATAGTTATGGTCAAGTAATCGTACAAAATACAAGCAGTGGAACAGCAGCTTCAGCGGACTTTATTGTTAGTAATAACTTAGGCACAGCAACAACATACTTTGGTGACTTTGGAATGAATAGTTCCAACTTTACTGGTACGAGTAATTTAAATGCTGCAAACACTGTCTATCTGTATTCCGTTAATACAAAATTAGCTATTGGTACAACATCATCAAACCAAATCCATATCGTAACTAATAGCAATGCAACTGATGCTATGACGATTGACCCAACTAATGCTATTGCGTTCAACGGCTCTTATGGCTCATCTGGTCAAGTTTTAACATCAGCTGGATCTGGATCTCCTCCAACTTGGTCTACACCAAGTGGTACTTCTAAAGCCCAGGCAATCGCATACGCAATGACACTAGGATTCTAAAATGGCAAACCCAAATATTGCAGCACTAACCTCTATATACGGCAACACGGCTTATGTGGTTCCATCCACAACCAGCGCTACTGCTAGTTGGACATATAACGGCACAACAGCACTTACTGGTCTAACACCAGCGGCTGGAACCGTTAATAAAATTACTGGCTTGATTGTGTCTAACACAACCGCTTCTGCGGCATACGCTACAGTCGGTGTAGGTAACAACGCTACATTCGGTTCTGCTACAGTCATTGGATATATCTCTTATCAGATCTCTGTGCCAGCTAACGCTTCACTCATCATAGTTGATAAGACTACTGATCTGTATATCACGGAGAATCAATCTGTTGGTGTGACATCAGGCACTGCAAGTGCTTTGACCTACACAGCAATCTTTGAAGCGATAACCTAATATGTCCCTGCGTTACACAGGAG